CCCACGTGCCACACGAGCCAATACGGCTCCCCGACCTTCGGTATGACGGCGTCCCTCGGGGGTGGCGGTGAAGGCGGTGGGCCGTAAGCGAGCTTCACCATGGCTCACCCGGCGGCGTGCAGCCTGTCCTGCAGCAGATAGCCTTCCAGTTCCCAGATCTTGCTGCGTGCGTTCTCGCGAGAGACGCGCTGGCCGATCTCGGCGTTGAAATTCTCGATGCAGACCACCGAGCTTTCGCCGCGCACGGTGAAGCCGTTGCGCAATGTCAGCTCGCACACGGTGGTACGCCCTGAGGGCATGACTGTGTAGGTTTCGCCCACGATGGCCGCATCAATGTCGTCCGGCGTGAGCCGCGGCGCGCTGGGGACCGTCGCCTGGATCTCTCGCTCCAGCTCGGCCTCGGCTTGGCATTGCGCTGGCCGCTCGGACTTGCCTTTGCAGTAGCCGTTGCAGTTGACGCCCCCAGGGTGACAGGTCACTCCGCAGACGTGAACGCGTGGAACGGTGAGCAGCTGCAGGCTGTTGCCACGCACCTCGAAGTCGAGCGTCTCGCCATCTTTGGCCGTGGGGTGGATGAAAAACTGGATGTCACCGCCAGCGGTCGTGTGCGCGCGCACGCTGTGATCGCTGACGCCCTGCGTCAGTGCCGCGGCAAGGTAGGCCGCGAGGTTGGTTTTCTTCATTGGGTGCTCCTTGATGCCCGTCGATTCGGGTGCAGCGGATGCTGCACGTCGGTCTAGGGGCGCGTCTTTTGAACTGGTTCACAAGACGTCGCACGCGCGCGATACGACAGTTGCCGGGTCTTGTCATGTGAACCCGACCACTTTCCTGAGGAGCCCCCTTGAAGCTGTCCGACACCATTCCCCTCTGGTTGCGCGCGCCGCGCAACACCGTTTGGCTCGTGGTAGCCATCGTTCTGCTGGCCGTCATCGCCGTGATCTCGCCGGTGCAGTTGCCGGTGGTCGCGTACAAGGCCTCCCTGATCGCGCTGGCCGCTGTGATCGGCTACTGGCTCGACCGCGCGCTGTTCCCCTACGCCCGCCCCGACAGCTTCCTGGAGCGCGACTGGCGATACGGCACCGACGAACCGCAGTTCGGCGCCGACTATCGCGTGGTCGACGGCTACCAGCTGATCTACGCGGTCGCCATGATCCGCCGCGCGATCGTGGTCGGCTGCGTGATCGTCGGCGTGGCACTGGGCCTGTGATGCTGCGCGACGAAATCCAGTTCGAGCGCGACCTGGCGCGCGCAGGCCGTTGGCACCGTTGGGCCACCGTCGCCACGGCGCTCATCACGCTGGCCGTGGTCGCGCTGCTGCTGTTCACCTGCGGCGGGGCGCGCGCTCAGGTGCCGCAGGCTGCGGCCCAATACCGTGCCGACCTGGTGCGCACCGCCCGCGTCGTCTGGGGCCTGGATGCGCCCGTGGCCACCTTTGCCGCACAGATCCACCAGGAATCTGGCTGGCGACCTGGCGCGGTCTCGCATGTCGGTGCCGCTGGCCTGGCGCAGTTCATGCCCGGAACCTCGAAGTGGATCGCAGGGATCGACCCTGCGCTCAAGGCCAATCAACCCTTCAACCCCGCATGGGCCATGCGCGCGCTGGTCACCTACGACCAATACCTCTACGTGCGAGCACCAGCCGCCTACTCGCCGCGCGATCGCATGTGGGTCGCGCTGCGGGCCTACAACGGCGGGCTGGGGCATTGGCAGGCCGAGGCGCGCAATGCCGCAGCACCCAACCGCCTCGCCGTCGACGCCGCCTGCGGCACCGCCCGGCGCGCCAAGCTCCACTGCGCGGAGAACCTGGGCTACCCCCGGCGCATCCTGCAGGAGCTTCAGCCGCGGTACGCCGCATGGGGAGCTGGGCTGTGAAGGTCGCTGCATGGCTTCTCGCCCTGGTCGTGACCGGCGTCGCATGCGCGGCCGGCGGTTTCTGGCGGGGCGACATCTACGGCAACGCCCGTGCCATCGCCAAGCAGGACGCCCAGTCCGTCACCGATCTGCGCAGTCTCATCGACGCCAGCAAGAACCTCATCGACGCGGCCGGCCAGGCCAGCCGCGGCATGCGCCTGGCGGTCGCCCGGCGCCAGTCCGCCGACGCGCAAAGCACCAAGGAGATCCAGGATGCGCTTTCTCAAACCGCAGGCGATCGCGCTGGTTGCCTGTTTCCTGTTGACGGCATGCGCCAGCTCGTCGCCGCGCAGGCCCGCGCTGCCGAAGCCGCTGCCAGCGGAATACGCGGTTCGGTGCCCGGCGCCGGCCGCGCCCCCGATCGGCCGTGAGGTAGACCCCGTGCTCGTCGCCCTCAAGGATCTCTACGACCTCTACGGCATCTGCGCCGGCCGCATGGTCGACCTGCTGGATTACCTCGACGAGGGCCAGCAATGACGGTGCAGGTGGACTTTTGGCACCTTGTCGGTTTGCTGCTGGGCTTCTTCGGCGCGTGCGCCGCGGCGGGCCGCATGCTGCTGTCCCAGTCGCAAAAGCTCCTGGATGAGCGCTTCGCAGTCCAGGAGCGGGTGCGCGCCGAATCGCAGCAGCAGCTCGCGCAGCGCCTGGACGCCATCGAGCAGGTCAACCGCGATGAAACGCTTCAGTGGCAGCGCGTAGAGCGCGAGATGCTGAAGTTCCAGGCCGACCTACCCATGCGCTATGTGATGCGCGATGACTACATCCGCGGACAGACCGTGCTCGAAGCAAAGATGGATGCCGCCCTGGCAAAGATCGACAGCGTGCAGCTGCGTGCGGCACTCAATGGAGGGAACCAATGAACATCGATATCCCGAAGATCCGGCGCGAAAGCATGCGCTGGCTGATCCTGCGCGCCCTGGACTACGGCCGCCCGACCGCCCTGCATGAGCATCTGCTGCTCTCGACCATCCAGGGAATCTTCTCCGACGCGACGCAGCTTGAGCTGCGCCGGGAACTGGACTACCTGGCGGACCGCGACCTGGTCAAGCTGGTGCGCAAGCCCGATGGCGTCTGGTGGGCCGATCTGACCCGCTACGGCACCGACCTGGTCGAGTACTCCATCGACTGCGAGCCCGGCATCGCTCGTCCGCCGAAGGTGGCCTGAGGCATGGGCCGCAAGAGCAGCGTCAGCCGGTTGCCGGCCGACATCAAGAGCTACATCGAAGCCATGCTCGCCACCGGCGCGCAGACGCTCGATGAGCTGATCGCCGACCTGCAGGAGCGCTTTCCCGCAGAGGCGAAGGCTGGGGGGCTGCCCAGCCGCTCCGCGCTGCACCGCTACGGCACCAAGCTGGACCGGCGCCTTTCGGCCATCAAGGCCAGCACCGAAGCGGCGCGGATGATTCGCGAGCATGCCGGCGACGACAAGGACGCGCGCAGCGAGGCGCTCACGGCCTTGGTGCAGACAGAGCTTTTCGAGGCCATCCTGTCGCTGCAGGAGGCCGACGACGAAGACCTCGACGCGGGTGAACGCATCGCCATGCTCAGCTCCGCGGCGAAGAACATCGCGACGCTGACCAGGTCGAGCGTGAACCTGAAGAAGTTCCAGGCCGAGGTGGAGGAAGCCACTCGCAAGAAGCTCCTCGAGGAGCAACGCGCCAAGCTCGATGCCATGGGCAGCAAGGGCGGCGTGACCGCCGAAACCAAGGCCGCCATCCGCGAGGCCTTGGGCATCGTCTGACCATGAGCAAGCTCAAGGGCCGCGCCAAATGCATCCCGAAGGACCGGGATGCCGTCTTCCTTCCGTTCCAGTCAAAGTGGATCAAGGATGAATCGCGCATCAAGCTCATGGAGAAGTCGCGCCAGATCGGCATCAGCTGGTCGACGGCCTACGGCTCCGACGAGCGTGCGGCCGCACAGGGCGCGCGGCACGACGAATGGGTGAGCAGCCGCGACGACATCCAGGCACGCCTGTTCATCGAAGACTGCAAGCTCTGGGCGAACGTGATGAACCGGGCTGCCAAGGACCTGGGCGAGGTGGTGCTCGATGCGGAGAAGCGCATCAATGCCTACGTGCTGCAGTTCGCCAGCGGCCGGCGTATCCACAGCATGTCGAGCAACCCGGACGCCCAGGCCGGCAAGCGCGGCAGCCGCGTGCTGGACGAATTCGCGCTGCACGCCGATCAGCGCAAGCTCTGGGCGATCGCCTATCCCGGCATCACCTGGGGCGGCAGCATGGAGCTGGTGAGCACGCACCGCGGCTCGCACAGCTTCTTCAACCAACTGGTGAATGAAGCCCGCCACGGCGGCAACCCCAAGCGCATCAGCTTGCACCGCGTCACTCTGCAGGACGCGCTGGAGCAGGGTTTCCTGTTCAAGCTGCAGCAGGCGCTGCCGGCGGACGCCGAGCAGCAGGACATGGACGAAGCGGCCTATTTCGACTTCGTCAAGAGCGGCGCGGCCGATGCCGAATCCTTCGACCAGGAGTACGGGTGCGTCCCCGCCGACGACGATTCCAAGTTCCTGGAATACGGCCTTATCACGGCATGCGAATACCTCGGCGGCGTCAACTGGAGGCGCGGCCTGCAAGGGCCGTTCACCGGCCGCCTGTTCGCGGGCGTGGACATCGGCCGCAAGAAGGATCTGACGGTCCTGTGGGTGGTCGAGCTGATCGGCGACGTGTTCTACACGCGGCACGTCGAGACCATGGAGAAGATGCGCAAGAGTGCCCAGGAGAAGATCCTGTGGCCATGGTTCGAGATCTGCGATCGCATCTGTATCGACGCCACTGGCCTGGGCATCGGCTGGTCCGATGATGCACAGGACGAGTTCGGCGAGCAGCGTGTCGAGGCCGTTACCTTCACCCCCCAAGTCAAGGAAGCGCTGGCCTATCCCCTGCGCGGCGCGATGGATGACCGCAAGGTCCGTATCCCCGACGACGCCAAGATCCGCGCTGACCTGCGCAAGGTGCACAAGGTGGTCAGCAGCGCGGGAAACATCCGCTTCGTCGCAGAGAGCACACCGGACGGCCACGCCGACCGGTTCTGGGCGCTGGCCCTGGCATTGCACGCGGGCTCTACGCCGTCCGCGCCCATCGAATACACGAGCAGCGGCCCGCGGCAATCCGTGCTGGACGCAATTGGATTCATCCATGGCTACTAAACGCCCCTCCCGACCATCCCGCATGCCTGGTCAGCTCAGCACGGTCGCACGTGCTGCCATGCGCACCTCGGCCACCGTCGACCCGATCGCGCCGCCCGAGCTGGACAGCGAAATCGCCAACCGGCGCGTGGACCCTTTCGAGTCCAGCTTCCAAGGTGTCATCCGCACCAACGATCCATTGCTGCTGGAGCGCGGCGGTGAGCAAGCCTTCGAGCTGTACCGCGACCTCAAGCGTGACGGCAAGGTGTTCTCAGGCCTGCAAAAGCGCAAGCTCGCTGTGATCAGCAAGCCGTGGCAGGTTGAGCCCGTCGAGGACGGCGACGCCGGGCGCGCAGATGCCGAGGTCGTGACGAAGATCCTGAAGGGGTTCAACTTCGATCGCTTGTGCTCCGATCTGATGGATGCGCTGCTGGTCGGGATCGCGCCGGCCGAGGCCGTCTACACGTTGCGCGACAACCTGGTCGTGGTGGACCGCGCGGTGAAGCGCGCACCCAAGCGCTTCGTCTACGTCGACGGCGCAGAGAACCAGCCTCCACAGCTTCGCCTGCGCACGCGTGAAAACATGATCACGGGCATTGAGCTGCCGGAGCGCAAGTTCATCGTGCACCGCGTGAACGCCGAGGACGACAACCCATGGGGCACCGGCCTGGGCCTGCAGCTGTACTGGCCGGTCTTCTTCAAACGCAAGGGCGTGGTGAGCTGGAACAAGCTCAACGACCGCTTCGGCAGCCCAACGCCCTGGGGCAAATACCCGCGCACCGCAGGCGACAAGGAAAAGAGCACGCTGTTCGACGCGTTGCGCGCACTGACCGCAGACGGCGCCGTGATGACGCCCGAAGGCATGTCCATCGAGTTGCTGGAGAGCAAGCTCACGGGCAGCATCACCACGCAGCAGAACCTGTGCGAGTACATGGACGACTGGATCATGGAGGTGCTCCTGGGCCAGTCACCGCGCGGCAAGGGCGGCGGCGCGGTCGCAGCGGCCAGCAATGAGCGCGAAGATGTGCGCCTTGAGCTCAGCCAGGCTGACAACGACTTGCTGTGCGAGACGCTGAACCATTCGCTCATCCGCTGGATCTGCGAGTTCAACCGCCTGCAGCCGTGCCTGGTCGGCCGCGTCATCAAGAAGGACGAAGACCTCAAGGCCGCCAGCGAGACCGACAAGAACGTCTCCAGCATGGGCTTCAAGCCCTCGCTCGAAGGCGTGAAGGCGCGCTACGGCGAGCACTGGGAGGAAGCGCCGAAGCCCGAGACCGTCGATCCCGCCCTCAACGGGCCGCCGGCAGCCAAGCCTGGCACGCCGCCTGGTCAGCAGCAGGAAAAGAAAGATCCGCCCGCCGACGATCCCCAGGCCGGTGCGCCTGGCGCGGCAGCGGCGGCGAACTTTGCGGAAGGCAACGGCTGGGCCAATCGCATTGCGCGCCTGCTGGGCGACGGCGGCGACGTGGTTCTGCGCGACTGGATGGAACGCATCCGGGCCATGGTCGACGGCGCCGACAGCCCCGACCAGCTGCGCGACCGCCTCCTCATTGCCTTCGAGGATTTGCCCCCGGCCGAGCTGGTCGAGATGATGGCGCTGGCGTTCGCTGCGGCCGAGCTGGCGGGCATGGATGCGGTGGCCAGCGAAGTCGTGCCTGGTGGTGGTGCCTGATGGCCTCGGCGTTGTCCGAGGAGCTGCAGGGGGTGCGCCAGCTCTTCCAGGAACAGATCGACTTCTTTCGCGCCAAGCTCGCGCTACCCACCGAGCGCTGGGACGACATCTGGGAGCGCGCGCATGATCGCGCGTTCATCGTGGCGGGTGCGCAGCGCGCCGACCTGTTGGCGGATCTGTATCAGGCGGTGGACAAGGCCATCGGCGGCGCCAGCATCGGCGAGTTCCGCAAGGACTTTGCACAGGCTGTGGCCAAGTCGGGGTGGACGGGATGGACCGGACAAGGCTCCAAGGCCGGTGAGGCCTGGCGCACGCGCACCATCTACCGCGCCAACATCCGCACCAGCTACGCTGCCGGCCGGCATGCGCAGCTGCTGTCGCCGGGCCTGCTCGCAGTGCGGTCGTTCTGGCGATACCGGCACTCGGATAGCGTGTTGCACCCACGGCCGCTGCACCTTTCCTGGAACGGCCTGACGCTGCCGCACGACCACGAATTCTGGAAGACACATTTCGCTCCCAACGGCTGGGGATGCGAGTGCGACATCGTCGCCGTGCGTGCGCCAGCGGCAGGCGATGCCACCGAGCCGCCCGAAGGATGGGACACCATCGATCCGAAGACCGGTGCGCCACCCGGTATCGATAAGGGGTGGGCCTACGCGCCCGGCGCATCCAACGATGACCTGATGCAGATGGTGCAGGACAAGCTCATCACCTATCCGCCAGCAATTGCCCAGGCGCTGTCGCATGCGCTTGCCGGCCGCGGGAGTGCCGAAACATGATCACCACCGAACAACGCGGCGGTCGTCAGGTCGTCCTGGTCCTGGACCAGCTCGTCGAGCGCATGGACGACATGCGCCCGGCCCTGGCCGAGATCGGTGAGGACATGGTCGAAAGCATCAAGGGCCGCTTTGCCAGTGCGACAGCACCGGACGGAACACCGTGGGCTCCGAACAGCTCGGTCACGGTCGAGGCCTACCTCGGCCGCTTCAAGGGCAGCCACAAGAAAGACGGCTCGCGCAGCAAGAAGGGCGAGGCCCGTGCGGCGTCGAAGAAGCCCGGTACCGGCGAGACACGTGCGCTGCAAGGCACCATCAACTATCAGTTCGAGGGCAATACCTCGATCTCGATCGGCAGCCCGCTGGTGTATGCCGCGATGTTCAACTCTGGCGGCACGAAGGCTCAGTTCCCAAACCTGTGGGGCGACATCCCTGCGCGCGAGTTTGCGGGGTTCTCCGATGGCGACCGCGCGAACATCACAGACATCGTGCAGAGCTACCTTCTGGGTGCATGATGGCAGCGGCGCAGCAAGCCCTGAAAAACGCCCTCCAGCAGCCGATCGCGGCCTCGGGAGGCTCCGGATGTAGCCGGACGCCCGATCGGGCCTTCTGTAAACGCCTCTAAACGTTTTACGCGCGAAGGCGAGACCGGTAGCTCGCCCGCATGTCGCACCGATCCGTGATGACCTCGCGCGAGGCGCGGTGGACGCGAATGTTTTTGTGTCCTCGTTCACAAGACGCCATGTACCGCGGTCTAGAGACTGCGGGGCATGCCAACCCCCACCTCCACCGCAGCACTGCCAGACGGCATCGAGATCTTTCGCGCTGGCCGCCACACCGATGACGCGGGCAACGTCCATGACTTCAGCGAAGCCGACGTGCGCCGCATGGCCGAGGTCTACGACCCGAAGCTGCGCGAAGCACCGCTGACCATCGGACACCCCGAGCACAACCTGCCGGCCTACGGCTGGGTCAAGGCTCTGGCCGTCAACAGTGCCGGACGCCTGGTGATGAACACGCACAAGGTCATCCCACAGTTTGCGGAGATGGTGCGCACCGAGATGTTCAAGAAGCGCAGCACGAGCTTCTATCCGCCTTCCCATCCCAACAACCCGGCACCTGGTGCCTGGTATCCGCGGCATGTCGGCTTTCTCGGCGCGCAGCAGCCCGCCATCGCCGGCTTGGCCGACATCCAGTTTTCCGAGGGCGAGGCCACTGGGCTCGTCCAGTTTTCCGAAGCCACTCCCTCAACCCCCACCCCATCCCAGGAGCAGATCGACATGGACGAAGAACTGAAGAAGAAACTCGCCGCGGCCGAGGCGGCCACCGCTGAAGAAAAGGCCAAGCGCGAAGCCGCCGAGCGCGAGCGTGACGACGCCAATAAGCGCGCCACCAGCTTCGCCGAGCAGCAGAAGAAGGAACGCACCGCCAGCTTCACCTCGTTCGCAGAGGCGCAGGTCAAGGCCGGCCGCCTGCTGCCCGTCGACCAGTCGATGGCCGTGGCCACGCAGGAAGCTCTCGCGGGCGCCGAACCGGTGTCGTTCTCCGAAGGCAACACCACGCGCACGGTGTCGCCGCTGGAGTGGTTCCAGAAGCTGATGTCCGACGCCAAGCCGTTGGTCAGCTTCGGCGAGTTCGCCCCGAGCCGCATCGACGCCGATGGCGTGCAAGTGGGCGCGGCCAAGGGCAAGAGCGACGAAGAGGTCCACAAGGCCGCCCAGGCCTACGCCCTTGAGCACAAGGTGAGCTACGCCGAAGCGGCACGCGCCGTTGTCGGCTTCACCAACTGATCCGCAACACGGTTTCCACTTTTCCAGCTTCCATAGGACGCCAACCATGACGATGACCCTCGCCGAGATCCGGCTCAAGCAAAACCCCATCCTGACCAGCCTGCTCTTGGGCATGGGTCAAGGCACTTACATGGCCGAGAGCCTGTTCCCGCGGCTGCCGTCCGCGCTCAGCGGCGTCACGCTCGCCAAGCTCGGCAAGGAGCGCCTGCGCCGTTACAACCTGCGCCGCAGCCCGGGCGGCCCCACCAAGCGCGTGAACATCAAGTTCGAAGGCAAGGTGTACAGCGTCGACCAGTACAGCGTGGACATTCCGATTCCGCGCGAGGTGCTGCGCGAAGCGGACGAGAGCAAGAAGCTCAACGTCGGCAACTACCTGGAGATCTCGCAGATCGCGATGACCACGGCCAACGACATCCTCGGCCTGGACTACGAGATCGAGTGCGCGGAACTGGCCACCGACCCGACCACCTATGCGCCGGGCCACTCGCTTGCCCTGGCCGGTCCTGCGAAATGGTCCGCGGAGACCGGAACGACGGTGGACGACATCTTCACGGCGAAAGACATCGTCCGCAAGAAGATCGGCAAGCGCCCGAACAGCCTGCGCTTCTCCGCGGACGGCTACACCGCCGCTCGCAACAACAAGCAGGTGCTCAGCCGCCTGCCAAGCACTTTCACGGGTGCGCCCGGCATCGCCGAACTCAAAAACATCTTCGAGGTGGACGACATCCAGGTGGGCGATGCGGTGTGGGTCGACGAGACCGACCAAGGCCTGGACGTGTGGGGCAACAGCGCGATCCTGGCCTACGTGCCGAAGATCGGCGGCAGCGGTGCCAAGAGCGTCAGCCTGGCAGAGCCCGCCTTCGGCTTTACCAACGTGATCGAGGGCCACCCGTTCGCCGAGACGCCGTACTACACGCAGGACGGCACCAAGAGCTGGATCTACGGCGCGACCTACGAGCGCCGCCCGAATGTGGCCTACCCCGACGCGGGCTTCCTGTTCCAGAACCCGAAGTAACCCCCCCCGAAGCGCGAGTGCGCACAGAGAGCGTCGCCCCCGGGCGGTGGCCGAAGCATGGGTCACGCCACCGCCCGGGTTGTGCCGACAACGCAACCACACCGACAAGGAACACCATGAGCAAGATTGCACAGGTCGCGGTCAAGATGATCGTCGACGGCGAGACCAAGATTTTCCAGCCCGGCGAGGTGCTCCCGGAGCTGTCCAGGCACGACGAAAAGGAGCTGCTGCGCTCCAAGTCCATCGTCGATCCGGCGGACCTCGCCGACGATGAAGAAGACGAAGCCGGCCGCCAGCAGCGGGCTCAGGCTCGCTTCGATGCGGCCAAGCGGGAAGTGCAGGAGGCGTTCGCGTCGACCAGTTCGGGCGAGCAGACCAGCACGGCCTCGGGCGCGCCCGCAACCGAGGCCGCATCCGCACCCGCATCGACGGCTGAACAGACGACGGCACCTGCAACCGAAGGCGCATCCACGTCGACGTCGGCGCCTGCAACGGCACCCGCTCCGGCGTCTGAACAGGCGGCAGCACCTGCAGTTGCAGCCGAGCCGGCGCCGGCACCCGAATCGGCACCGGCACCGGCACCCGCGCCGACCTCTTCCAGGAAGCGCTGACCGCGCGCCGCGCTGAAACCCGCAGCTCCACACCGTTCCCACCCATTCGATAGGAGGCTTTCATGCCCTCGCAAAAAAACAGCGGTCGCCAGTTCGACAAACAGCACGCCGTCACCATCGTTGCCGTCGCCGCGCTCGGCGCGGCCCGCTTCGCCGGCTATGACGGCATGCACGCCACCAGCGCCGGCGGCGTCAAGGACGCCCAGGGCGTGACGGAGCACGCCGCCGAGATCGGCGAGGCCGTCTCGCTCATCACCAGCTACAGCGCTCCGGTCGAAGCCTCGGAGGCCATTGCCTTCGGCGCCTACGTCAAGCCTGCGGCCGATGGCTCGGGCCGTGCGGCCGTGGGCACCGCGACCGAGCACTGCGGCCGTGCGCTCGGCGCGCCTGCAGGAGCCGGCGCGATCTTCGAGTGCCAGCTCGTCAAGCACCAGCACCCCGCCGCCTGATCTCGCTTCGGAGCCACTGAGCCGTGAAATACGCCACCGTCGCCGACATGATCTCGCTCTTCGGCGAGATCGAGCTCATCCAGCTCACCGATCCGACCGCCAACGTCGCCATCGACGCGGCGAAGGTCGAAGCTCGGATCGCCGATGCGCAGACAGTGGCCGACAGCTGGATCGGCCGTGTCTATCGCCTGCCTCTGCGCGGCTGCGCACAGCCTGGCGCGACGCCCGGAGATCCTGTCACCTACGTGGTGCCGCCCCAGCTCGTGCGCATTGCCTGCGACATCGCGCGCTTCTATCTCTACAAGGATGTGGCGCCGGACAACGTGATCTACCTGCGCTACAAGGCGGCGCAGGCCGAGCTGCAGGCGATCGCTGACGGCAAGGCGGGCCTGGCCTGTCCTCTGGGTGGCCTGCCCGGCGACCTGGTGGGGGCCGATGCGCAGGAGGGCTGGGAGGTACGCCACAGCTTCAGCCCGCGGCAGATCACCGACGACAGCACGCGGGGCTACGCATGACTGTCGTGCCGGACAACGATTTCATGGCGATCGAGCCGCACCTGGTCGACCGGGTCAAGGCCGCGGTGGCGGGCATGAGTCCGGCCGTCCACGTGCTCACGGCGGCGGAGCTGGCCGACGTGGCCGAGGCCAATCAGCCCACGCCGGCAGTGCACATCGTGTACGACAAGTTCCGCGTGGTCGAGACCCGTATCGATGGGCGCGTCACGCGCCTGGAACACACCTGGTTCGCGATCACCGCCACGCGCAACGTCAGCGACATGCGCGGTGGGGCTGCAGCTCGGCTCGCCGCCAGCGCACTCATGGCCAGGGCCGGCGCGGCTCTGGCGGGCTTCAGCCCGCCTGGCGTGAGCAAGCCGCTGCGCCTGGCGCCTGCACCGCGGCCCGGCTTCCATGCCGGCTATCAGTACCTGCCGTTGGCGTTCCTGGTCGAAACCCTTTTTCACGCAACCACACCCTGAGGAGCACATCTCATGTCCCTGATCACCCAGATCTACAAACCCATGGCGAACGTCGGCCAGGTCTACGCGCTGCCCTATGGCGTAGCCGGCCCGCTGGCGCCGATCGGCAACGTGCTGGAGCTGACGATCACTCACGACGAAGAGATCAAGAAGCAGGCGGACTTCACGCGCCTGGGCGGCGGCACCCATGCCCAGTTCCGGCGCGTCAACTCGGCCAACGTCAGCTTCACGATGGCGGACATCAACATGGTCAACTTCACGCGCGCCGTGTTGGGCACCGCGTCCGAGGTCGAAGGAGCTGTCATCACGGGCGAAGCCCACAAGGCCTACAAGGGCGGCCTGATCCGGCTGAAGAACCTGCAGCCTTCCGCCGTGACGCTCAAGAAGGGCGCAGCCCCTATCACCGCGGCCGGCAACTACCAGGTCCGTCCCGAGGGCATCTATGTCCTGCCGGACGCCGCGGGCATTGTCGATGCCGACGACATCACGGTGGACTACACGCACGTCACCACCGCCACCCTGGAAGCGCTGACCCAGAAGGCGCCCGAGCTGCAGATCTGCTTTGGCGGCCTCAACGAAGCCGACTCGGGCAAGCCGGTGGTGGTCGACCTCTGGCGCGTCGGCCAGGGCGTGGCCAAGACGCTCGCGCTCATGAACAACAACTTCATGGGCTTGCCGGTCGAGGGCGAGCTGCTCATCGATCCCACCAAGGTGGGCGACAGCATCAGCCGCTACTACCGGGTCCAGTTCACCTGATCAGCCGTTTGTTTCCTCGCGGTCGATAGCCGCGATTGCCCCGCCCGTTTTGCCGAAACGCTGGACTGGCGGGGCTTTTTTCATCTCAGCACCCCATCATGGAAAACATTGTCGACGTCAAGGTCCGCACCGGTGTCACCGGCCGCGAGGACGTGCGCGACCTGCGCAACGAATTCAGTGACCTCGGGAACACGCTCGAAGGCAAGGTGCAGCAGGATGCCAAGGACGCCGGTGCCGCGCTGGATGCATTGGGCGCGAAGGACGCGGCGATCAATAGCGTCCGTGCGCTGAAGAACGAATCCGATTCGCTGGCCATTGAACTGGCCCAGGCGCAGCGCGCGGTCGACCAGCTCGGCCAGGCATTGCCCGAGACGGCCGCGGCGGTTTCGCGCCTGGCCGTCGCCGAGATCCAGGCCAAGGAAGCCGTCGACGGTGCCAGCCGTGACCTGGACGAACAGCGCCGGGCACTTGCCGCGCTGCGTACCGAATACACCGGCGCAGCCCGCAACAGCAATGCTTACCGCGAGGCTAGCGCGCAGCTGCAGGTCAGCGTGCGCGAGGGCCGCAACTACCTGCGCGAGAAGGAACAGGCGCTGCGCCAGGTCGGGCAGCAGGCCAGCGAAGCCGCCCAGGCAGAAAAGTCCCTGGCGACCCAGTACTCGGCCGCGGGCGAGGTGCTGGTGCGCACGCGTGGCCAGGTCGACGCACAAGCTGCCGCGTTGTCCGCGGCCAGCGAGCAGGCCCGTGCGCTTGGTATCGACACCACGAACCTGGCGCAGGCCGAGCGCGACCTGGCTGCGGCGACCGAGCGCGCTGTCAATGAAGGCAAGGCCTTCGTGTCGATCCAGCGCGCCATTCAGGCGGCGATGACGGCCCAGACCGCGGCGCAGAAAGAAGCCGCAGCGGCGCAGGCCGCAGCCCAGGAGCGGGCGCGTGTTGCTGCCAATGCGGCCACGGCGGCCGCCCAGGCATCGGCCCAGGCCTTGCGCACTGCCTATGGCGAGCTGGGCGTGCGCTCGGCGCAGCAGCTGCGCGAAGAGATCGAGCGCGTGCGCGGTGCGATGAATGTCGTCGGCAACACTGCCGGCGTCAGTGGCCAGGAAGTGCAACGCGCTTTCGCGGCCGGTAACGCCCAGATCCGTGAGCTGGAGCGCGAGCTGCGCGCAGCCACCGGGCAGCTCACGCTCGCCGACCGGGCCGCCGGCGTTTTCAAGATGACCATGAGCCAGTTCGCCGCTGGCTCGCTGATTGCGGATGGCATCAGCTCGTTGATGGGCAAGGTCCGTGACCTGGGCCGGGAGTTCATCACCTCCAACGTTCAGATGGAGGGCATGCGGCGGGGCCTCACTGCCGTGTACGGCAGCGCGAAGACCGCCGAGGCTCAGATCGAGTTCTTGCGCGCCGCGGCGAACCGCTCGGGCATTTCGATGTCCAGCATCGCGGATTCCTTCGTTCGCTTCAGTGCCGCTACGCGCAGCGCCAACCTGCCCCTGCAGGTGACAAACGACCTGTTCGCGGCGGTCACACGTGCGGGCGCCACGCTGGGCCTGTCGGGCGAGCGTGTGGCGCTGGTGCTCGACGCCTTGGGCCAGATGGCATCCAAGGGCGTGGTGTCGATGGAAGAACTTCGCCAGCAGCTGGGCGACTCGCTGCCTGGCGCGTTGAGCATGGCCGCCAAGGGCCTGGGCATCACCGACACGCAGCTGATCAAGCTGGTGGAAAGCGGCAAGCTGGCCACCGAGGACTTCTTCCCGGCGCTCACCAAGGGCCTGCAGGGGATGCAGGGCTCCACCGAAACGCTCACGGGCAACTGGGGCCGGCTGCTCAACGTGCTGAACCAGACGTCCACCGCGATCGGCGATGCCGGCGGCGTGAAGGTCATGACGGTGGCGCTGAAGGCGCTGCTGGTGGTTGTCGGCGTCATCGTGGTGCCGCTGCAGGGCTTCGTCGAGTTCGTGAACCTGGCCGGCCGCGCGGTGTACGGGTTCTACGAGAGCCTCAAGGGCAACGGCAAGGAGGCGCAGGAGGAGTTTCGCAAGGAGGTCGACAAGTCGGCCGAGCGGATCGCGGCCCTCCAGCGGGTGATCGACGGCGCTGTCAACGGCACCGACCAGCAAAGTGCAGCGGTCGCCAGCAACGCTCAGGCGCACGCCAGCTCGGCCAGCGCCATTCTGGCGAACGCGGTCGCGCAGGAGAAAGCCGGCGCGGCGACGACGGTGGCCAGCTCGGCCTACGTTCAGCAGATGGTCAGACTGGCGGAGAACGCCACCGCGACTGAAGCCGCCACCTCGGCCACCGAGAAGCTGCTCAAGGCCAAGCAGGACGAAGGCAAGGCCATGGTCCTCACGGCACAGCTCACGGGCGATGCTGGCAAGGCTTTGGACGCTCAGTCTGCCGCTGCGTCCGCCAATGCGACTGCCGCCGCCGCGCTGGTCATGGCCCGCGAGCGGGAGCTGGCCAGCACCCAGGCCGCGATCGCGGCCATCGACGGGCAGCGTGACGCCACGGGCCGGCTGTCTTCGGCCAAGCAGGGCCAGCTCGATCAGCTCAACAACGTGTTGAAGGTGCAGACCTCCGAGGTTGAGGCGTCGCGCACCAGCGCACTCGAGATGAGCCGCCAGGCGCTTGCCGCCCAGGCCGCAGCGGAGGCCTACGCCGACAACTCGACCCAGGTGGACGCCTACCGCCAGGCAATGGAGAACTCCAACCTGGTGGCCGAGGCGCTCGAACAGCGCGTGATCGCTCAGACCGCTGCGCTCGGCGAGCTACAGGACAAGCTGGAGACCGGCAAGATCACCCAGGAGCACTACGACGCGGCCGCACGCGACCTGGCAGCGACGAAAGACTCCCTCAACAAGGCCACGGGCGACGCGGCCAAGTACGAGAACCTGTATCGCGATGCCGTGGCCGACAGCATTGCCGCGACCGACCGCAAGGCCCGGGCCGACTCGGCGCGCCTGACCGTCAATGAAGCGCTGGTGAAGTCCCAACAGGCGCACTACGAGACCATGGCCCGCCAGGCCAAGGCGCTGGGCGACGAAGCACAGGCCACCTACTACACGGTCGAGGCCAAGACCAAGCAGATCGAAGCGATCAAGTTGGCCACTCAGATCAAGAACCTTGAGCTGGCGGCTGACAAGGCCGGCATCGAGATCCAGATCGCAGCGCTCAACCCGCAAGACGCCCTGTACAAGCAGAAAAAGGAGGAGCTGGAGATCCGCCTGCAGCTGATCAAGGCCAAGCAGATCGAGGCGAATGCGTCGAGCGAGGTGATCAAGGGCATCGAGGATGAGATCTCCGCCTTGCGCAGGCTGAACGGCCAGCGTGGCGGCAGCGTGAACGCCTTCAATTCGCGCGGCGGCGGCAACGGCCCACAAGCTGGGGGCAGCGGCCAAGGCGCCGGCGGCGGCTCGGGCAATGGCGGCAGCGGCGGCTCAGGCGGGCAGCAGCGTGAAGAGCAGCGCCCGAGCAATGAGAAACAGCAGATCTTCTTCGCAGACGGCGGAGGCAACACCAATGGCGTACAGGCGTCGGGCTCGGAGCGAGAGGTTCGCTCCAGCTTTGGGGAGACACGCGGGGAGCGGCTCGCCGGTCAGAACGCCGTCGACAACCGCCTCATGTTCGAGTTGAAGGACAAGCTCGAAGCGAACGCACTCACCGCCGCAGACGTGGGCAGCTTGCGTGCTGTCGTTGCTGCACTCAGGCAGAACAACATCGTCAACGGTGACGTGATGCGCCGCAATCCCGGCGCGATCTCGATGGAAGGCCGCGCCGACGATCGCGCTTGGCAGAACCGCATGCGCTTGTTCGAGGACGCGATCGACCGATTGACCGGTGGCGCGGGTAGTTCGGGTAGCGGCGGCGGCAGCACCGTGGTCGTGGATATGCGCACCGATGGTGGCCGCTCGAAAGCCCGCATGGACCGCGAGAGCGCGGACAACGTCGTGAAGGCACTGCGCGACTCGCGCCGCGAGACAGGACGGTACTGATGGCCATCACTCTATCCCTGGCCGGCACCGACAAGCAGCTGCCGAACGACCTGATCTGGACCGACGAGTTGACCTGGTCGCCGCTCACACAGAAGAAGGGCTACTCGATCGAAGGCTCCCTGATCCTCGATCGCTTTGTGCGGCTCGCCGGCCGACCCATCACCTTGGTTGGCAACGAGCGCCGCTCGTGGGTCAGGCGCAGCCTGCTGCAGGAGCTGCAGGCGTGGGCCTCCCTTGAGAGCGATCCCATCTTCACGCTCGCCGTGCGCGGGGCCTCGCACCAGGTCGTTTTCGACCTCGGCGAAGACGGCACCAATGCCGTGCGCGGCGAGCCTGTCTTCGCCTACGACGAGCTGTTGCCCGAAGACCCTTACTGCAGCGTCGAGCTGCGCTTCATCACTGTCTGACCCGACCATGACCATTCTCGAATCCGATATCAAGCTCGTGGCGACGCAAGTCATGGACGACGTGCCCGAGGGCGGCGGCGCACCGACTTCTACCGTCATCCCGGACGGCAAGAGCAACGCCATCATGAAGGACGTCAGCGAGGTCGACCGCGCGCAGGGCGACGTGTCCATCATGAAGGTGGCCGCCACGGTGCAGACGCTCAACACCGATACGGCCCTCGGCGGAACGGTCGGCATTGCCCGCCCGCCACTCGACCCCAACGTGTCGGTGGCCCTTTTCGTTACGAACGACTTCTTCGACCGCCGCGCAGCGATCCAGGCCCGCATGGAGGCCTACACCACGCCTGGCGAGGAATTCACCGGCTATCTGCTCGCGAACCACGTCCAAGGTCAGAAGTCGCTGGTGATCTTCCAGCGGCCGGGCGCCACGCCGCCGACCGTCAACAGCACCCTGCAGATCAGCGGCGGCGGCAACATCGACGCCGTGCGCCTTGTCTCGGTGAAGGTGGAAAGCCGCACCTACAGCTATTCGACGGGTGGCTCGTTCGTGGACTACCAGGCGCAAGTCTGCGTTTGTGAGTTGCAGAACGGCCTCAAGCACGACTTCGCCGGCACGCCGGCCAACCGCCTCTTCGAGCGCACGCAGTCCTCGGCGGCAGTCAACCGCATGCTCGTGGCCGATGCAGCGCGCTTCTACGGCGTGTCGCGGCTGGTGGTGAACGCCACCACCGGCGACCTGTCGGTGAAGGTGGACCGCATCGACACCCAGATCGCGCCGACCTCGACCACCGAAATCGCGATCACCGACACCTCTGCGGCCGGCTCTTCCATCGCGCTCGTACGCTCGGGCGCTGGCGTCGTCACGCTGAACACCGGCGCGCTCATGGGGCCGAACGCCACCTTCACGCTGGGCAATCCCTTCTATGCCGGCACGCTGTCGATTGCGACCAGTGCCGGCACGATCACCGATGACGGTGGCCGGCTCAAGCTCGGCGCGCTCACTGTCGGTACCGCCTCCTACGTCGGCGGCACGCTGACTTTCGCAAGCGACGCGCCGCAGATCACCGGCACCAAGGCCATCACCTTCGGCCCAGCCGCGGCGCCTATCGAGCTGGCCGACTCGGCATCCATCGCGGTGTCGGCGGAAAACCGGCGCATCAACTACCCGCTGACCATCCTTCCTCCGCCCGCACCTGGCACGCTGCGTGTGGCCTACCGTGCCGGCGCGAACTGGTACGAGCTGGCGGACGACGGCGCCGGCCGGCTGCGTGGCGCTGATTCGAGCATCGGCTCGGGCAGCGTGGATTACACGACCGGCACCATCGCACCAACGCTCGGCGCCATGCCTGACGTGGGCAGCGAGGTGCTCTACTTCTGGGGCGCCAAGGTCAACTATCGCGACCGCAGCGGCACGTTGCCGGCCGCGGTGCTGATTCGCCTCGCGCTCGACAACCAGGCGGCCCAGTCCAGCACCATCACCGTCGATTGGAACGACGGCGCGGCCCGTCATGCGAGCGACAACGGCAGCGGTGCGCTCGCGGGCGATGGGACCGGCCCGGTCAGCTACGCCACCAGCACCATCGACCTGCGCCCCAACACACTGCCGGCGTCGTCGGTGGCCTTCACCGTGGGCTACAGCCACGGCGTGCCGGAGAACAAGAACTTCCCGGCGCCCGCCCGGGATGTCGACGGCGGCATCACGCTGAACCTCGGCAAGACCAACATCGCGCCGCGCTCGGTGGCGCTGAGCTGGAATCTCGTGCTGATGTCGACAGGCGGCGTGCCGGCCGACATGTGGGCGCCGCAGAACTTCGCCTCCACGAAGACCATCACCGATAACGGCGCCGGCAAGCTGGTGGATGGCCTCGGTGTCGAGTTCGGCACCATCACCTACGCGACCGGCGTCGCCAAGCTCTACCCCGAGGCCGTCGTGACGGTGCCGGTGCCGCAGTGGGTGGTGAATCAGCTCGGTGTCCTGGGCACCGTGCTCTCGCCGAATCTGCCGGGTGCCTTCCGCAACACCCTCACGGGCTACACCTATGTGCCGCTGAATGCGACGCTGCCGGCGGATGCCTCGGCGCTCGTGACGGCCGACTTCCGGGTGGCCGGTGCCGGCACTGCGAAGAGCCAGGTCTTCAATCAGCCCAAGCTGTCCATCCAGCTCCTGCCGGATGCGAGCGAAGCCGGCGTGCCGGGCAGCGTGAATTTCACGATGGGTGGGAAGACCTACTTCGACCGGGCGGGCTCGCTCTACACCGACCTCGATCCGGCCACAGGCGCAGCTACGCAAGCCGGCACCTACGACTACGCCACCAACACGGCGAGCCTCAATGCGTGGCCGGCCTCGGCGTCGAGCACCGTTACCGTGAACAGCCTGTTGACTTCGCTCAACGGTCAGCCCGTGGAGTACGTGGTGTTCCGCACGCCCGTGGCACCCGTCGCCCCCGGGACGTTGCAGCTTCTGGCGACGAAGCTCAACGGCGGCACGATCAACGTCACGGCGGACCTCACGGGCTTCATCAGCGGCGCCAACGTGCGCGGCACCGTGGACGTTTCGACGGGCGTTGTGAAGGTGCGATTCGGCGACTGGGTGACCGCGGCCGGCAATGAGGCCGAGCCTTGGTATGACGCCGATGCAATCGGCAGCGACGGCAAGATTTGGAAGCCGGTCCCAGTGTTCGCCAGCACGATCCGCTACAACGCCGTTGCAGTCACTTCGCTGCCCGTGGACGCCACGCTGCTCGGCCTCGATCCGGTGCGCTTCCCGGCGGATTGCCGCGTGCCGATCTTCTGGCGAGGTGGCTTGGCGATCATCGGCAATACCAAGCGCTTGCCGGCGGCTGCGGTGTCGAACGGCCAGACCCTCGATGCGGGACGCGAACGCCTCTCGCGCACACGCCTGATCGGTTCAGACGGCCTGGCTATCGAGACGGGCTATACGCGCAACCTGGACGCCGGCACGCTCACGGTCACCGATGCCTCGGCGTTCGCGCAGCCCGTCGTCTACGAGCACACCATCGAGGACATGCTGACGGTCACCGACGTGTCGATCGATGGCCGCCTGTCATTCGCGAGCCGCCTGTCGCACGACTACACGGCGGGCGAAACCTTCGTGAGCAGCGTTGTGCGCATGGGCGACCTGAAGGCCCGTGTGCCGCTCCTGTTCGACCAGCAGAGCTGGATGGGGCAGTGGTCGGACAGCCTGATGGGCAACCCGGCCGACCCGACGTTCAACGACATCGACTATCCGATCACCGTGACGAACAAGGGGGCAGTCACCGAGCGCTGGCGCATCCAGATCAACCCCGGCGGCACGACCTACAACCTGATCGGCGAACACGTCGGCCAGATCGTGACGGGGCAGAGCCTTTCGGCTGACTGCGAGCCTATCGGCCCCTCGGGTGTGCCGTACATGCGCATTCCCGCCGCCGGCTTCGGCTCGGGCGGCTGGCCTCCGGGGTCCGTCATCCGCTTCAACACCGCGGCGGCCACGTTCCCCTTCGTCGTCATTCGCACCGTGCAGATGGGCGCCGTGGCCGTGCTTGACGACTCGTTCGAGTTGGTCGTGCGCATCGGCGTCGACCGTCCCTGAATCTCTGAACCCAAGGAATAGAAATGGCTTCTCCCGTTGACACCAGCGTCAAGAATTTCAACAGCACGATGTCGGGCGCGCCTGCGCTGAGCGGCACGGCCGGCTCGCTCATTGCCCTGCTCGACGCGCTGCTCGTGAACGGGTTCGACACGAAGACCGCAAGTTCGCTCACGGTGGCCGGGGGCGTCGCGTCGATGCCGTTCGTTGGCTCGCACAGCGCCCAGGTGGATAGTGTTGTCAGCATCTCAGGCATCACAGGCACCTATGCGTCGCTCAACGGCGAGCAGAAGATCACCGCGATAGGTGCTGGTGTCGTGAAGTTCGCCACCGCCATGGCGGACGGCGTGGCCGCCGGGACGATCATTTTCAAGATGGCACCCGCGGGCTGGGAAAAGGTTTTCACAGGCCCCAGCAAGGCGGGGTATCGCAGTCTCGATCCTGCCAGCACGAAGATGCTCTTGCGCGTCGATGACTCGGCAGCTACGGCTGCGCGTGTGACCGGGTACGAGTCGATGTCGGATGTGGACACCGGCGCCGGTCCTTTCCCGACGGCCGCGCAGGTGTCGGGCGGTGGGTATTGGGTCAAGAGTTCGGCCGCAAATGCCACGGCGGTGCCATGGTCGCTCCATGCGGACGGCCGCTTGTTTTACTTCAGCAACACGCCGCTGATCCCGAGCAACTCAACCTGGCTTGGCGGGGCGACGCGCTGCTTCGGTGACGGCATTCCGTATCGGCCGGGTGGAGACAACTACCTGGTCTTCTTGAGCGTCAACCCCACGCTCGACTTCTCGAACCCGATCTTGGGCGCGCTGGGCTCGGCTGGTGGCGCCTCGGCGCGTTGGATCGCGGTGCCGCGTTCGGAATCCGGCTTGGGCTCGGCCCTCCTGACAACCAAGGGCCCGTTCACCGGCGCGATGGGCGATACGTCAGGCGTCACAGGCACGCTCGGCGTTTTCCCGAGCACCGTGGATGGGAGCTTGATCCTTGCCAAGGTCTACAGCGCGTTGGACGTGTCGAACCCGCCGCGTGGTGAGTTTCCCGGCTTCTATCACGCGCCGCAATACAACGTGTGGAACACCTTCAAGATGAACGACGTGGCCCCGGGCTCCGGGCCATTGGCAGGTCGCAAACTGCAAGCGGTCAGCACCACGAGCAGTATGAATAGCGTCTCGCCCATCGGAACGGGCGCGGCATTCATCGACATCACCGGTCCGTGGCGCTAAGCGATGGCTAAGCATCGTTACTGGCGAGCCGTAGGGCTGAGGCCCTACGACGGTGGGAGCGTCGTTGAGCTGACCGAGCTGTGGCTGCTCAACGGTGCCACGCGTGCAGACACGGGCGCGACGTTGACCTCCAGCGTGCCGCTGTTGAGCGGAACCCTGGGCAACCTGCAGGACGCGAACCCGGCAACCGGAGCAACGCTTGCTGCGGGCTCCACCATCACCTGGGACTTCGGCACCGCTACGGAGATCACCAATTTCCAAGTGGGCGCGGGAGACAGTGCCGCGCGCTTCCTCTTGGGGTGCGCTATCGAGCGCTCCGACGACGGCGTAACGTGGCGAGAATTTCAGCTCACCCGCAACTGGATGGGCGTCAAGTGGCCTGGTGTGCGGGCGCTGACCGCCAATGTCATGCGCATTCCGCCAATCGACCACAAGACACTTCGCATGTCGTTCGAGCCGGCCTCCTGGTGGCTGAACGAATTCGGTCCGGCGATCAGTCTTACGGCCGACACGGGTGCGACTGCGCTGACGGTCAGCCCTATCAAGGGCGCCAGGTCTGTCGCCTTTTCCGGCACCGGTCGGCTGTGGTCCAGTGGCTCCAGCCAGCCAGGTCTCTCGTACCCTGCAGCCCCCGACTTCACACTACAGGCGAGGGTGAGGGTGACGTCGGCCACGGCCGGCAACCGCATGGTTGTCGCGTTCGGCGGCATGGGATCGGCGACCAGTGTTTCGTATCTGGCGATGGACCCGTCTACGGGGGTGCTGTCGCTGGTTGTGACAGGCACTAGCTCGCGTTTCGTCAGCAGCCCTAGCGGTCTTGTTGGAGCAGTGGGCGTCAACCAGCACGTAGCCGCGTCTTGCGAAAACGGCGTCTTGAGGTTGTTCGTTGATGGCGTCTTGGTGGCGACGACAACTGGGGCGAACACGCTGCAGGCCAACAACAACCCGGACATCGCTATCGGAAATTACTCCGGCAATGCCGTCAACACGTTCCCAGGCGTGATCGACGAAGTGGGCATCGACCAAAAGGCCCTCTACTTCAGCGACTTCACGCCGCCCAGCTCCATAGTCCCGCAGCCTGAATGGCTGATCGATGCGGCGACTTGTGCCCCCACGGCGTTCACACCGATTGCAATCCCCTCCGCCTCCAGCATCGCGCTCCCGTACGGACAGACCCGACTCGCGCAGCCTATCAAGGGGCGCAAAGACTATCTCACGGGGGTGCTTGGCGATGGTGTGGGCCGCGTGCGCGGCTCCACGCTCGACCATGTCAATCCGCTGAACAAGCCCTATGCGTGCCGCGTTCGGCTCGTGCGCGAAACCGATGGTCTGGTGGTGCGTGAGCAGTGGTCGAAGGCGGACGGAAGCTACGACTTCCAGTACGTCGACGAGTTGCAGAGCTACACCGTGCTCGCCTACTACGAGGCCCACGGAAAGCGCGCGGTGGTCGCGGATGGCTTGACGCTTGCCAATGGCAAGGTGGAGCTGTTGCCATGAATGTTGTTGCGATCAACGTCATGCTGCAGGGGCTGGTCGGCTGGATCGGCGAGGGCGCGCGCTTCGTCGTGTGCGATGGAACCAAGCCGGCACCCGGCGACCCGGTGACCACGCGGATTGCCGCGGCGGTGCTGGCTGTGCCGGCGGGCGCCGTCGACGCTGGGCAGCTCACGCTCGTGCAGGCCGACGCCGCGGGTGACCTGGCCGAAGCGACGGGCATCCCGACCTGGGGCTATCTGGAGCGGGCGGACGGGACGTGGATCGATGACTTCACAGTCAGCGGTGTGTCTGGCTCGGGGCAGGTGAAGATCGAAGTCATCGATCCGCCGCCCGGCGATCCCGAGGGGAAGATTTATCAGGGCGGGCGCTTCTTCATCGGGAGCGTGATCCTTGGTTGAAGACCTGATCTTTCGCCAGCCGCCACCCGGCGGCCCGCCGAACATCCTCATCTTCGGCGAGCCCGATGCGCCTTCGAGCGGTGGCGCCGTCGCGAGGGGCAGCATCCCGCTTCCGACGTTCATGCTCGCTGGACAGGTGTCGGCGACGCCGCCGCCACGGGCGCACGCCTCGGGAGCTATCCCGCTGCCTGTGTTCATGCTGGCCGGCGTCGCGCGCTATGACAGCGCCACGCACCGCCCGCTCGTGGGCAAGGTCTCGTCTGGATGGCAAGTCGCCGCGCCTGCGAGCGCCGCGGTCATGGCGCGGCACCAGGTCGCAGAGCGGGGCAGCGTTGGGCGCGTGTCGCGCTGGCAGCGGGCCGAGGTCAAAGCCGGCGTGGCAGCGTCGGTGTGGCAGGACTCAGGCCGCGCGCGTAACACTGTGACGGTGCGGCACCAGGCGGCCGGCTCGTTGTCGGCTTCGACTGCAGTACGTTGGCAAGAGGCGGGCCGGGCCCGCAATGCTGCTCGGTCGACCTGGCAGGCTGCGCGGCAGCTCGCGCCGACTCCGTTGTCCGTTCGGTATCAGGAAGCCAATCGCCTGCGCCGCGCTGTGCATTCCGGCTGGCAGGAGGCCGGGAGCCTCGTGCGCCGGCATGGTGAAGGCTTTGGCGCTGCGCAGCTTGTTGAGCGCGGATGGATCGCGCGTTGGCAGTCGGCGATGGCACCGATGCCGGGGCGCTCGGTCATCGTGCCGCCCGAGGTCGATCCCTGCTATTTGCCGGACACCTTGCTGGTGTTTCGGGAAAAGCAAAAGTACAGCACGAAGCTCGTTTTTATCTGCGAGCGGCACGGCACCACGCCGCCTGGCCAGGCGCCGCTCGTCATCCCCTTCCTGAGGGTCTACATGACTACCCACCACCTGGAAGCGGTCTTGCTTCCGACGCTCGAACGCGTGCCGCTTGAAGACGTGGCGATCGAGGCCGCTGCCGGCATGCCGCACTGGAAACTGACTGCCACCGGCCCACTCGGGCTGATGGACTTCTTCCCGATCAACAGCCCGCCCAGGTTGGTGCGTGTCACGGTCGACGGCATGCCATGGGTTTTTGCCGTCTCGGCGCCGGGTCGATCGCGCATTCCTGGCCAGCGCCGCGCGCGCATCGTCGGGCGTAGCGTGACGGCGCTGGCGGG